TCTGCTACTGCACTCATGTCCAATCCAAGTTTTCTAGCAGCAGTTCCAGCCATAATTAAATTTCTTCCACCATCTTTAGCAAATTCAGCAAAGAACTCAGCATTTGCTGCGATGTCTCTCATTACTAATCCTGGAGCAACACCTTGTGCTTCAATCATAGCAGCATTTGCCCTTATTTGATTAAGTAATACATCTCTACTAGCACTAGATATAGATTCCATTATAGAAAGTGTTTTACCTAATTCATCACTTGTTTGGCCAGTAGCTGCTGACGTTCTTGCAAAGTTTACACTTAATTTAAGAGCTTCATCAACACTACCACCTAAATCTTTTAGTATAGTATTTTGTGCAGATTTTACATCTTCTAATTCTAAACCATATAATTTGGCTTGCATACCCAATATTCTATTTTGAGCATTTAATTTAGCCGCTGTTGCAACTGAAACACCTAACTCTTTTCTCGTGTCTGATATTGCCTTTCCGTAGTCTAACGCAAGTTTTGCCAGTACAACAAAGATTGCGACTGCCATAGATGCAGGTCCTAATATACCTGCCATACCTCTAGCAGAATCTTCAATTCCTTCAGCTATTCCAATTATTCCAGGAAAAATTTCATTTACAGCTTTACCAAACTTTTTTTGTTCTCCTACTTTTTTCTTAACGTTATCTAGGTCAGCTTGAGTTATATCATAATCTTCGTTTTTAGCTTTTAGAGAGAGTTCCTCTAACATTTGCCTTTCAAGTAAATTTCCATTTAAACGTTTTTGAATAGCTCCTTGTTCTTGAGCAGCTTCATTTAGATCACCATATCTTTTTACTACTTTTTCTAGTCGTTTGTCATATTCTTCTATAATTCTATTTGCATCTTCAAACGCTAAAGCAGATTCTGCTTCCGAAAGACCTAAATGCCGAACTCCAGATTGACCAGTATTTCCGTGTGGTTTTTTTTTACGAGCCATTTATATTCCTACTATTTGATTTGGGTTTTTAACCATTCTATACCAGGTGGTATTTCATTACTAGCAATGGCTTTTTTAGATTGTTTAGACAATCTTTTTTCTATATCTTTTTTTGTTTTTTGTAGAGATTCTATATCTTTTGCCAATTTAGGATCTGTTTTTTTCAGCGTATTCAAAGTAGCTGATTCCAACCCTTTACCAACTTTATTAAATACAGCATCAATGAATCTATCTACTATACCTTCATTGACATTTTTATATTTAGACATTATAAGTCTCCAATTAAAATTAAGTGTTGTAACTCAATAATAAATATCATTTTTTGAATTTATTCATCTCTTTTTTAAATTCATCAGCTTCTTTCTTATAGAAAGTCTGTAGACGTTTTAAATAAAATGTACGAAGATATATAGGTAGATTGTAAGCATCACTAAATGTAAATCCACCTTTGGAGTGTAGGATTAATTGAAATATTTCCTCGTGTATTTGTAGTTTATACTCAGGAGGAAGGCCAAAAAAATCGCACGGTGATTGGAATCACCACCTCTGTCTCCTTTCCACTAGAATCGACAATAGTAGTTGTCATATCCATATCTGGTGTTATAGTACTTAAATGTTTTCTAAAAGCCAAGGAATCTCTTGATAAAAATTCATTTTCTACAAAATTAATTATATATTCTTTATCAGATTCACCATCTACTGATAATAACATTGTTTTTAGTCTAGTAGTTAATTCTGAACTTCTTGATTTTGTTATTTTTTCTAATGCTTTTAATTCAGCATCTATTTTCTTCTCATCTTGACCACTAAGTAGTTTAAATGTGATTGTTCTTTCTGAAGTTGGTAATTTAAATGAAAATTCATTTTTACCTTTAGTAAATTTACTAAAATCCAATTTAACTGGTTCTAATTTAGATAAATCTACACTTTTCTCTTCACCATCATATTCAAACTCATACTCTTTACCATATCCAAGAACACGAGCAGCTACCATAATAGCATTCTTATCACCAACCAATAAATCGTGAACATTTATTGTTTTATCTACAATTAGTGCTTGTAATAAAATGTCAATAACTGTACCTTGTTTTATTAGATTTTGAGAGGTTAAAATATCCTCTTCTTTTGCGGTCATGTATTTTACTTCTACTTTACCACTAGATAGCGGGTGACCATCGATGTAGAAATATCCTTTGGATGGTAAGTCTACCACTTCCGTAGGAAATTTGTAATCAGCCATGAATGACTCCTTTATATTGTATTAATATATATAACTAATTTTGTCGTAAAACTATTTTATTTTTTTCCAAACTTTTCAGCTGCTGTAACACCAAGTCCAACTACTGAAATGTACATAAAACATTCCAATATTTTGTCCTTAACTTCAAATGTAGAAAAGGTGTCTGCACCCCAACTACAAATTAACATAAAGAATGCTGCAAAACCAACTGTTCTCTTTGATGATATTTTAGCATCACTTGATAACATTTCTGTTAAAAAACTCATATTTACTCCTTAGAATTGTAAGATTGCGTAATCGTATTTGAGTGTCAAAGTAATTTCAGCTGGATCACTTGAAGCGTAATCTAAATCGCCAAAGTTTGCTTGTTCAATATAAGTACCTTTTAATACCCATTCTTCAACAACATCACCAACTGGTCCTAACAAATTAAATGTGACATCTTTTTTATAAAAATCTGAGTACCCATCACGTCCTGTTACTGATTCGTGTGATAAACGAACCCATTCCATTACACCTTGTGCAGCTGATGGAACAACTGGATCATAAAGAGTAATATCGATTGGTTGCCAAGCACCTTTACCTTTAATGTAACGTTTAACATTTATATGGTCTAAGACAATTTCTTCAAACTGAATTGAAGGTCTATTCGCCGTCTTTACCAAATATGATGGAATACCTTCTATGTACATGATGAACCTATTTTTTGTTTTCGGTTCAAACGGTGTGAACATAATTTCTGAAGGATCTAGTGTAGCCATTCTTTGTTCTCCTAAAAAGTCGTTTATTTCTACTCATAAATAAATATCAATTAAACAAATTTTCATTAAATAAAATAAAAAACCCCTCATAAAGAGGGGCTTTTTAGGTATTAGTTACTAACTAATGTTATTCAGGAAATGTGGCTCCTGTTGGTTGTACTACGAAATCAAGTACAATGAACTCTGCAGTCCTTGTAGGTTGAACAAATATCTGTCCTACCAACTGATTTCTATCTACAACGTCTGGAGTGTTATTAGTGTCATCCATGACAACTCTAAAAGCACTTAAACCACTATTCTGTTGTACTTGTTCTAAATACGGATTGACGATATTTAAGAATCTATTTCTTAACGCCTGTGTATTTTGTTCAAATACTAAGTATCTTGAAGCACTTGCAATAAATTTCCTTAATGCAATCAACAATCTACGAACATTGATTCTATCTAAAGCAGATGGTTTAGATTGTAGTGTTTTTTGTCCAAATACAACAACTCCTTGACCAGGAAATGAAGCAATCGGATTAACTCTACCTTCATAAAGTTCATCTCTTTCAGCGTGAGTCAATCTTGTCTTAGCTTCTAGTACAGAAGTTAATCCACCTCGATTTAATCCAGCTGGTGCGAACCATTCGTGAGCTACTTGGTCTGTGTAAGAAATTACACCAGGTAACACAACTGATGGCGGAACCCATACTGGTTCTGCAGTGTTAAGATTAGGTATTTTTACCCAAGGATAATATGTAGCAACATAATTAGTGTCCAATGACTTAATTGTATCATTTACAGTTTGTACTGAATCACTATATCCTGCCGCATCCATAATGTAAAGAGCATCTGCACGAGCTTCTACTTTTGATATTGCATGGTTGGTAACACTAGAGTGTAATCTATGTACTACACCAGGTGTTGCTAACAAATTGATATCAAATTCATCTGGATTACCAATAGCATTTAGAGCTCTTTTGTAAGCCAAACTACCACTAGATGTTGAACTTGACAAGTCAAATCCTTGTGTATTAGCAGCAGTAATGTCTACACCTGTAAGATAAGGTGTTGCTGGATTTCTTCCATCAAAACCCCATTGGAAAGGAACAATAAATTTCAACTGTCCAATTGCTGAACCACTCAATGTTAAGAGTTCAGAACCAGCTGAATAAAATGTTCCAAGTGTAGAAGCATCATCATTACCAGAAAAGTCTTCTAAACTCATTGTTACATTATTACTAGTACTAGCTCCATTTGGAATCGGTGCAAGATATTGATGATTATCATCTTTAAC